CCCGTTGTCTTGTCTATCTCGAGCGCCAAATCGGGATACATCTCGTTGAGTTCTGCAACGATTTGAGACATCCGGCTTTCTTCAGCCGCTGTTTTTCCTGACTGCTCCTCGAGTTTGTACAGTTCCGTTATAAGGTCGTCTGCAACCGATGCTTTTGCATTGATGTCCTCAATGTTTGAGTCAGTGTCCGTGATGACCTTCCGCAGGTCTCCGGTCGCATCCTTTAGCGCTTCGGTCGCCTCCGCTGTATCCGAGAGCATTGACTGCAGTGCCTCGTTCGATTTAATGCCTTTTTCTCTGGCATAAATCATGGCGGCTGTCAGTCCGGCAATTGCCGCAAGTGTAAGTCCTGCCGGAGATGCAAGCCCGACTATATTTCCGGCGACCTTTTCAACGACTCCCGGTATCTTTCCGAACTCCTCAACGACCTTTCCTGCCGCTGTTGTCAGGTTTCCGACCGCTACGACTGCAGGTCCACCCACCGCAAGCGCCGCAACAACATATCCGACCATCGTCTGTTGTTCTTCTGTCAACCCGTTGAAAAGTTCCCCGGCAGTTTCTGCCGCTTTTCCGATCGCATCTATTCCCGGGGTCGCAATCTCCAAGAGAGTGCCGCCCAACTCCGAGCCGACTTCTTTTAGTTTGTTCAGCGAAATCTGCATTTTGTCAGGTCCGCTGAGCGTGTTTTCGAATGTCGTCTCCACCGAGCCGAGATACTGAGAAGCATCCTTTGAGAAGTTCTCAAAAGACAGTGAGCCTTGTTCGCAAGCCTCATATATCGCCGGACCTGCCTTGTTGCCAAAGAGTTCCATGGCGGCGTTCAGCTTCTCCTGCTTAGTTGCAGAAGACTCCATGATTGCCTGAAACTCTCCCAATGCCTGCGGAAGTGTTTTACCGTCTTTCGCCGCATTGGTCAGCGCCTTGGACATACCTGACATGACGGTCTCGGTCTTTGCGCCGGATGTCTCAAGGCTTCCAAGGAAACCTGCCGCATCGTAAGCGTCCAGACCCATGCTGTTAAGAGCCGCCGCATTTTTAATCATGGATGACTCGAGGGCATCCATTGAAATCCCGGTATTCTGCCCAGTCTTGTTAAGTGCATCCAAAAGGTCTCCGGCTTCATCTGTTTCCATACCGAACGCCGCCATGACCTTCTGAACGTTATCCACCGAACTTGATACATCGGTATTATTAAGGTTTGCGAACTTCACGAACTTTCCTGAGAGTTTTTCCAGTTCCTCTCCAGTTAGCCCGAAACGTGTATTAACCTCGCCGATCGCACTCCCGGCAGTTTCGAAATCTGTCGGAAGTGACGTGGCGAGGTTCTTTGCTGATGTGTGCAAACTTTCAAGCGCTGTCCCAGTCGCCCCGGTCTTTTGTGTAACGATGTCAAGTCCGGCATCTACCTCATTAAATGCGGCAACTGATACCGCCCCGAGTGCCGCAACGGGTGCGCTTACATATTTTGTGAATGATGTGCCGAAAGATGATATTTTCTTTCCGGCATTCTGCATTGATTTTCCGACCGTCTGAACAGAGTTGGGTATCTTGTCCAACTCCTTTTTCATTTTGTTCAGTTCAGTCCTGCCGTTTGCGACCGCCTGCTTCCACTTGTTGGCTTCGGCAGAATCTTCTCCATAGGCATCGGTTGCGGCTTGAAGTCCTTTTTCAAGTTCCGAGACCTCTTTCTCCTGATTTGCGATCGCTTTTTCGAGCAGTTCGCTTTTCTTGCGGTTTCGCTCCATCGCCGATGTGTTTTCGTCAAATGATGACTCCAACTCTCTCATCTGCGCTGAAAACGTTTTGGACTGCGTGATAAGGTCATTGACTTGTTTTCTATACTCTTTTTCGCCATCTATTCCGATTTTCGGTCCGATACTTACTGCCAACTTTCCTCACCTCACTTTATCCGCAAAAGTTGCTCGGTTGTCATCCTGACTCTCGGGCGCTTGTACTTCGCATCGCCGTTGCTTATCGACTCGCACGCCATCAAGTCCATGAACTCGCCATATCTGCTCTGGAGCGTTTCCGTCCGGCTCAGCCCCATCTTATACCCACAATAAATGAACCATGAGCGATTCCATATTATTTCGGTTTGTTTACGTTTTTTTTACCTTCTACGGTCTCAACGCTTCTTTTGCTTCCTGAATCTTCTGCCTTTTTTACCTCTGCCATCAGTTCGTTATACTTATCCTGCGGCAGAGCCATAACCTCTTCCAACGTGATAGTGTCCGCTCCTTCGTGCATCTGGACATAGGCTCTGTTACAATACAGAGCCTTATATACAGATGCTCTGGCAAGGGACACTTCAGGATGCCCGGCGCAATAATCCGAAAAGTCACAATAAGCGCCGATCGTATAGGCGAAGTTTATGTCCTTACCATTTATTTTCATGTTGTCTCCTTATCGCATCTCTTGACAGTCATTCTGTCAGGTTGTCACTGTCCCCGGGATGCTGAAAAACGACTTGATGACCGCTTCTGCGGCGGCTTCGGATGTCTGACTCGATCCGACATACTTCCATGTGCGGTTCGCATCATCTGCTCTCTTGATGTCTGCCGTCAGTTCCTGAGTCTGCCAGTCAATGGACTCCTCCTGCGTAGCGCCGGACTCCGATAACTGATTGAACTTGACTCTCGGGAAAATGATCGGGGTGTAGGTTACCTCCCCATCGCTCTGGAAGCGGAAAATAAATCCGACTCCAACGTCCGGGATGCTCTGGTCGTCACCGTAGGAAATCAGCCCGGTCTGGGTGTTCGCACCGTGAAGTCCCATGATAAGTTTCTCAGCCGCCGCAAGCAGTCCGTCTACCGTGAGGTTAAGAGAACCCCCGGTGAAAGTGCCGGAGTCGGATTCGGCTTCGATATTGTCTGCGTAAAAGTTGTTGTCATCTGATGTTTCGATGTCGTAGGACGCTTCAACGCCTCTGGCAAGCCTCATGCCGGACGTATAACTCACGGAATTACCGCTTGCAGTATACTTGGCGACATACGGCAGGGAAAAACCAGTTTTTACTTTTCCAACTGCGCTCATAATGATTGCTCCTTTCAAAGGCTCTCTTTTAGAACCTTGTCAAATACTTCTTGCATCTTTTGCTCGCATTCCGCTCTTTTAGCGCTCACGGCACTATCTACGAACGGGATGCGTTGCCGGAATGACGTGCCGGAGTTCACCGACCTTGCTATGATGGAGTTCGGCTGTCCTGCCGGGTACGAATTGGTTTCCATGCTGTTGTATCCATCAAAACCGATTTTTACATTTACATATCCCTTTTCGTTAAGCATTGAGGATATGCCGAACCCCTCCCGGAGTCCGTCTTTTTGCTCCTCTGTTATGCCCGTTAACATTTCACCTTTTCTGGATACTCTGTTGTCTATCGGTATTGACTCGATGTTTTGGCGGACGGCATCTGCCACAACGCCTGCACCCTCGTACACTGCCCTGCGAATACAGTCCTCCGATATCTTTAGCAATTTCAGCATCTGGCGCTCGTACTCGTCTAAACCTTTGAAGGTCATCTTAGCCAAGCCACCACCTCCATTGATAATGAATGAGGTTTGTTTCGTTCTCGTATTGAACGCTGTCTAACCTCCATCCCACTTCTTCCGAGTTAAGGACTGTCTGTATGTCATCGGCAATGGGGTCGAACTCTGTTTTTGTGTAGAAGTCTATGATCCCGGTCAGTTGCTGTTCAGCTTTGCGATTATCTGCTCCGAAGGATTCTTCTTCGCCAGTTTCCGACCAGACCACATACTTCGTAGGCGAGCCTGTTTTCCGATAGTGGAAAACCTTACACGTCAGTCGTGTTGTGAACGGGCTGTACAGTTCCTGTAGTTTCGTCTGCAACGTCATAAAAATCCTCCAGCCTGACGAGCGTCAGGTCTAGCGCATCACTGTCATAAATCTTCTCAGCATTATCTATGCGATACTGTTTGCCATCCTCCAGAATGGCGTATTCAGCGCCGCCCGGAAGTTCAATACAGTTCCATACTCTGATAATGCAGTCGAAGTCTTTATTAGCACCGAGCGCCGCATAACGTCTTGTGACTCCGGCAGTCCTGAATGAGCAAAACGCCTCCCCGGCTTTCACTAACTTTTCCACGGGCATACGCCCGGACTCAGCCGTGTCTGTCAGGGAGTACAGTTTTACAATTCCACCGTCACGCACTCGTCTCACCCCATTCCGTAAATGACGAAGACATTAAAAGCTGTGATTTCTGCTCGTCATAAGACTTTTTGAACTTGTCATACTGAACCGAGTCCAGATATCCAAAGTTCATCTTGCAGTAGGTAATCACAGCTCGTTGAATAAGTGTGTTCAGGTTGTCGGTACTAGCGACCATGGACGCCTTAATGTCTGTCAGTCCTAAGTCCGCAAGGGCGGCGCTTATAAGGTCTGTCAGTTCGTCATCGTAGGTCAATGATGCTATCCGGCAAGCGGTGCGAACTTTGTCAATTAGTGCCATGATTTACCTCCATGTTCGCCCTCCACTTCTCCCGGTCATCCGGGTATACCGTGATATGCCCGACGTGTCCGAGTTTTGCTCCCGGTTCTGCATAAATCCTGTGATTGCAGAATGTCGCCCGGTCGCAAAATGCTACGTCCTCTCCCAACGTGTCGGTGGGATTAAAACAAGAGCCGAACGTCATCTGTACATCCCGGATAATTTCAACGCTTATGAGTACGCAAGCGAAACCGCACCCGGCGACCTCGAATGTATTATTCGGGAATACCTCTATCCTCTCGCAGGTTCTCAAGTCTTTGAACAGACATGACAAGAACGGCGGTCGTCTTCCGACTGCGATCCCGGTGACGAAATCTTTCCCGGAGAACATAAGGTCATCCAAGAGATTTTCCGTGAACACCATGTCGGAGTCCAACCAGAGCACATGAGTGTAGTCGTTCTGCATGGCAAACAATGCAAGTTTGTTTCGTGCGAGATAGACGAGTGTCCCGGTTTCAATCTTGACATCAAAGTCCACGCCATCTTTCCAGAGCCTTTTGGTCAATGCCGTCAGGCTCTGTACGAAAGCGGCGTGCATGAAATCAATTGAAGGGATAGCGATTAACAGCTTCATTTTGTGCCTTTCCTTTTTCTGGTTTCGGTCGGCTTTTTTTCAGTCACCTTTACCGCAGAACCGACCGAAATCAAAAAAGCACCCTCCTCCGGGGAAACGTATACGGTCTCCCCGGCATGGTGCTTAATCCTTGCATCTCTCAAAAGTCTGACGATCAAGTTGTTACCGCCTGAGGTTTCTTGATATTGCAAAGTCTGCCCGGCTTAGTGACTTTATGACCTGCGTACTGCCTGCCAACGACTTTGACCATATCTTTTTCGGCGAGTGACAGGTCATCCCACTTGATGACAATGTCACTGCCCTCCGGGAAGTTGAACTGCAGAGCGTTCAGGTTTCCTACGATCGCATAAACCTGATTGGCGCTTGCCGCAGAATATGCCGGAAGTGCTGAAGTGTAGACTCTCGGAAGTCCTGCAAACGGATCGACTGCGAAATTGCCGGAAGCGTGTGCCGCAAGGAAGTCAACCTCTGTCAGACGGTTCATGACTACAACGCTGTCCATCGCCTCATCGGAAAGATTGGCGGCAGCGGTCGGAATAGTGGTCACGGTCGGAGCGGCAGTGATTGCCGGAACGCCGATAGCAGACCCGGAATGGGATGTGCTTGCATTCGTAATATCTGCGATACCGTCAGCGGCGGCTTTCTTCACAATCTGGTAAGTGATTTCATCATAGATGTAGCGCAGGAACTCCTCGCCGCCCATGGCGACCGCCTCATCGGAAATGGTAATCCATTTCTTGATGTTGACCGGAACGAGTTCCACCACGCCGAGTTCCAGGCTTTCCTCAGTCGTCTGAGTCGTTCCCTCAGTATGGGCATAAGCGCCAGTTGCGCTCTTTTCGAATGCGACCTTCAGGTTGCCCCTGACGAAAGTCCGGGTCACTCTGGACATGATCGGGTCTTTTTCCCATGCAGTCTGCACGCCGCCCTCAAGGATTGCCGGAACGGGTACTGTGCCGGATACGTTCGTGGTCAGCAGTTTCCTGCACTCGTTGTCATTCCCGGTGATAATGTAATTTTTATATGCGTCCATATATTCACTGGACGCCCTGACCTCGTCATCGGTCTTTTCAACGGGTTTTTCCGGCTTAAAGGTCTTTACGGTCATCCCCTTGCCATCGGCAACTGATGCTCGGATTTCTGCCTTTTTGCTCTCGGCGGCTTTTCTGGACTCCAGTTCCTCTGAAAGGCTCTTCATCTCAGCCTTGAGTGCGTCAAGGTCTGCCTCCGGGGAGTCAATCTCGTTAAGGATTGCCTGCTTTCTTTCTTCAATCTGCTCAACTGTCATTTCTTTCGGATTCATCTCTTATACCTCCGCATAAAATCTGATTAACTGTTTCTTTCGCTCGATTTCTGCAAGTCTGGCTTTTTCACTGTCCAGTGACTCCCGTGCACTGTCCAGTGCATCGGAAAGACCTCTTTGCTGAATCGATGTCTGTGAGTATGCCGGGAAGGTCACTGCCGACACTTCGAAAAGTTTGGAAATACTCTTGATGTGTCGTGTCGGGTGGGCAGTGTCTATGTCCTCCCACGCATCACGATCGACAACGAACATGAAAGACATCCCGGAAAGGTCTCCACGCCCGACTGCCGACCACAGATTTTTGGCATCACTGTTGTTTTCAGTGTCTAGGTCAACCCGGATACTCATTCCCCTGCCGGGAACGACCTCCATCTGCATGGTCGAGTTGACGTTGTTGTTTCTCGACCTTGCGAGCGGAATCATATCCGTGTTGTGATTAACTAAAAAACGGACATCCTTTAAGTCGGTGTCCGTCAATGCCCCATCATCAATGATTTCGTCATACCATCCCAAGTTCGTCCGCTCATCGTAGACGATTGGCTGTCCTGTTAGAAAATGTCCGTGTTCCTCATCCTGTTCAGCCCGGACATCAAAGCTGAACGCTCTGATTTCTTTGTTCATGGCTCAATTCCTTTCATGACTTGTTCTATGTGTTCAGCATCTTTAGGCGAGTCGATATCGCAGGTGTAGTCGTTGATGACAGTGTAATTGTGATAATTTATCTGCCTGACGTTCTCCCCGTTTATGACTTGCCATAGTTCCCATGCTATCGGTCTTCGCCGGAATATCCCGGTGCTCTCGTTTGCTTTTACATATTCGACCGCCGCCCGGAAGCGCCTCTGGTCTTTTACCTTGAAAGCGAACGGCTCTGCATATGGCTTGATGTAGATATCCGGGAACGGCGGCGCTGATGCAAAGAACATGATGCCATCCGTTGGCGTCTTTACGATCCTTTTCGCCGCCATCTGGCTAAACACTACATCTCCCATGATGTAGCACGCCGGATCGTCTGTCGGATAAAACGCTTCCACCCACGAGCCGCCCTCGCTCGCATTTCCGATGAAATTGTTTTTATGCGTAAGTATCGGAACTCCGAACTGTTCGAACCTCATGTCGTTTGTGCTGATGTTTATATCCTCTGCTCCGGCATCTCTTAATAGCCGGATCGTTCTCGCCACGACTGGCTCGCCCCTTATCGGTGTCATCTGGCGTGGCGTTTCCCATCCGTTATACTTGCCGCCACACATGATTATGTATCTCACTCGGACTCCTCCACCTTTTCTTCGGCGTTGTAATACTCTCCCCTGATAATCCGAACGTCTCCACCCTCCACATGAGGCAGATTCCAGATGTCCCGGACATCGTTAAGACTGAAAATGCCCCGGTCTAGCATCTGGCTCGATACGTTCAGCTTGTCAGAGTTGCTCAAGTATTGCAGTCTGTTCGCCGTTGCTATGACTTCATTTCCTTGAGTCTGCTCCCGGAGTGTAAAAAGCATTTTGGTCATTACCTCCGAAAACTGTATGGCGAAGGGTTCGATCGCTCCCTCATAAAATGCCGTCCAAGCGTCGCCGTATGCCTTGTTCGTCAGAATGTCTTCGTTCACGCCGAAGTATTCATATACACTTTCATTTATCAGCTTTTGCTGGGCGGCATTTATTACCCATGGCTTGACATCTACCTGCTTTATATTTGTGTAAGTATTCGGGAATAGCAAAAGACCGCCGCCCTCTGCTTCCCGGGATAGGTTTTCTTCAGTGAAGCGCCTGCGCTCTTTAGCCAAGTCCTCCGCTTTGCTGAAGTTCGCAACCTGTGCCATAAATCTGTAGGTTGCGGCGCTCTTTACACCCTCCTCGATGCCCTGATTCTGGATGTGAATTAAGTCCATAGTAGGATAAAGCGCCCGGTTGCTGTCTCCGAAGAAATCATCCTTATATTGGAACTTCGTCATGATGCCGCAGGTCTGTAACTCGATCGCCGCCCTTTGATGCCAGTTGAACTCATACCTCAGGTATGGCGTGCCATCGTACTGGACAATCTCACATTTTAGCGGCAACGGAACGAAAACCCCGGACATCTCCCCGTATTCATCGAAAACCGGGACGATAAAAGCAGTGTTGTGAATGTCCAGAATGGTCGAAAGTCTGTAAAAGAACTGAGACCATGTCTGGAACTGATTCGGTGCGTGCTTTAGCTTGTTCTGCAAGGTCTGCCGAGCCACGCCGGAGATTTCCACCCGTAGCTTCGAAATATGTGTGGCTCTGGCATTGACAGCGGCTCTGATTAACTCACTCTCGTACACTTCGCCGCCGTATGAGGTAAAACGAGGTACATACCCGTTTACCATTGCGAAGTTGCCCTCATATTTTCCTTCCGGCTTTGGCGCTTTTTTAATGAAAATGTCTAGCAGTCCCATCTTTATTCCTCGTTTCGCAGTTGCTCCCCTATTTCTGCGTACCATTTCTGCCTGACTGTCATTGCATCCAGTAGTGCGGCAGTTCCGTCTATGTGTCTGTTGTTTGCTATCTTTACCAGTTTGCCCCGTCCACGTTCTGTGCTCATCTTAATTGCGCTGTCTAGCATGTGCATTTTCAGCAGGTCGTTATCCCCGATGTGCATTTTCCCATCTTCCAGATAACCGTGTGTTTCCTGCATGACTCCATAAAGGTTTTCTCCCTGATATACGTCATCACAATGGAAACCGTATGTTTTTAAGTCCTGAATGAGGTACTGCGCTGAATATCTGTCATATCCGATTTTCAGCGGCAGTATCTGATATTTTTCAACGAGGTCAACGAACCATCTGTAGCAATCGTGGTAGTCAATAAAGTTCTCGCCGGACGGTTGCAGGATACCCCTCTGCACATAGATGTTATATGGAACGCCGTCTCGCTGAGTGGCTTCGTCTATCTTTTCACTCGGAAGGAAAAACTTGGCGAACACATAAAGTTCGCCATTCTTCTCTATGACCGCAGTGCAGGCTGTCAAGTCTCTTGTCTGCGATAAGTCGATACCGCCCACACAATAAGAGTTCCTGAAATCCTCCAGAACCAATTCCGAGCCACTTGCATCCTCTACCAGATGTGCCGATAGCCACGCCTGTGAACTACTCTGCTTTAGGTTGCAATACTTGCAGACGAACTCCGTCTTTTTTGACAGCGATCCTCTTGCAATATCTATTTCATCCAGAATGAACTGAACCGGGACGGATACCCCCATGCCCGGCAGGCTCTTTTGCAGTTCGTTGATATCATCCCACTTGTCTGGGTCGTCTATCATGTAAAAGACTGGGAGCAGGTGCTTTTCACTCGCCTCCCCCATCAGGACTCTCGTGCCTCTCTTGACCAGTTCGTCATAAATGCCATCATTGACATAGCCGCCGGATGATATCGACAGCGTGATTGGCTCGACCCTTGCACCCGTGCCGGAGGTCATGACCTCGTACTGCCGAAGTCCTCTCGCCGCAGTCCATGAACTTATCTCGTCTGCGACCGTAAGCATCGGGCTGTAGCCATCTGCTTTTTTCTCATTGAATGCGATCTTTTTGATTGTCGTATTGGTCGCATCTATGATGTAGTCGTTTTTCCTTTTCCGGGTTCTCCTTTGCAGTTCCGGGTTTTTGTCTTTCGTGAACTCCCATGCAGAAAAGACCAGGTCGCTCTGCTCCAGTTTCGGCGCTATACAGTAAATCTCCGAGCCGAACTCGCCATCGGCATAAATCTCATACGACATAATTGACGATGCGAGCAAAGTCTTGCCGCATTTCCTGCCTACAAAAAGAGCGACCTCTTTAAACTGCCGCTTGCCGTTCTCGTCAACGATCCCATATAGGCAAGAGATGAAAGCCCTTTGCCATAATGAGAGGATTAAGCGCCCCGGTGCAAGTTTTCCCTTGTTATGCCTGCAGAACGTCTCGATGAACCTGACCGCCAGGTTCGCTTTTTGCTGATTAAAGATATATGTGCCGTCCTCTATCCCGGCGATAATCATGTCGTAAAGAGCCTCGACCCATTTGCCGACCGTTATTGACCCGTCTTTTATCTGCTGATAATAAGCGAGAATATAATTATCCATCCTCGCCTCTTAGGAACTCGGAAAGTGCGTCCACGGCATCCGGCTCGTTCGATAATGTCTTGATTATGTTTATCAGGGTCGAGACTGTGCCATTGGCGGCGGTCGCCGTCTTGTTATACTCCGTGATTGCCGGGTTCGATACGAGGTTCTGCCGCCCCTTGACGTATTCTTTCGTGACGGTCGCCCCGTGTTCTTTGATTGCTTTGTCCAACTCCCCGAGTATTCGGAGTTGCACTTGGTATCTCTTGAATGTAGTTACAAAGAAAAAGTTACTGGAAACGCCACGCTCCTGCGCTTGCTCCAATATCTTGTCGGCTTGTTCCTGAAGTGTTAATTTTGTCCTTGCCATGCTTTAGCTCCTCTCCCAAAA